CTCCTAATTATTTCTTTCTATTCCTACAGTGTCAAAAACTTCTTTTTCAAATTCTTCATACTGATCAGGATTTTCCTCTAAGAATTTGGCTAGATTGTTTTTACCTTGGACCTTTTCTCCATTGGGTAATTTAATCCAGGCCCCCGCCTTAGAAGCAATTCCAAAGTCAACCATCAAGTCCGCCAGTTCCATCTCTTTCCAAATGCCTCTACCATATTTTATATGACTCTCGACTTTTTGTCCAGGCGGACCTATAGCAGAAGTTTCAATTTTCCAATGAATAGTTTGGCCGATCTGAGTATCGTTCTGCATCAGCGCCTGCGAGTGTGTTGCGTAAAGTTTAACATCTGTTTGATACTTCAATGCACTTCCAGATTTTTCTACTTTACTTTTTCCTCTTCCAAACGATGATACGTTAGCCATCAAGTGTGTAATTCCTACAACAGTAACTTTATTAATAGGAAGAACATTAGAGATTTTTCTGCACCATTTTGACAATGTCTTTTGTACACTCATTACCTGCGTATCAGTTAGATCTCCTTTTAGCTCTGCGTCACTAGACAATGCAGAGAAAGAATCAACAACGCATACCGTATTAGGCTCTGTATGAATTATACGATCAAAAATACTCAAATAACCTTCGGCAGATAAAATATTCCCCTGGGAAGATCCAATAAGTATTAAAGCTGCTTTGTCCTGGTCCAGGTCGGTGATCCCGTGTAGGTCTCTAGGTTTTAAACGACCCTCAATATTGCCATAATATATTTTTCTTTTTTGCTTTTGGGCGTTACTACAAAAGGTGAGGGCCGTGACTGTTTTACCAACCTTTTCAGGCCCGGTCATAATAAACAAAGATCCCTCGGGAACGCCTCCTCCTAATGCAATATCTAGCTTGGGTCCTACAGAAATAACATCTGCTTCGTTGTCTGTGATATAGGAGGCGTCATGAATAACTTCTCCATACTCTTTAATTAAATCCTGAGTCATTCTAAATCCCTCAGTTTACTAATAATAGATTTCTTTTCGTTGTTATCTGCAAATTTTTTCTTATCTTTAAAATCATAAGAGATATCCTTTTTCTCTTTTGGCATCTCCTCCTTCTTTTTATATTCAGTTATAATTTGTTTAAGAACCGGAGATCTTAGAGAATATGTTTTAAACGCTCGCCGATCATTAAGGCCGTTAATAACTGCTGTTGCCCCATACTTCTTCACTAACTGTACGGCAGTTATGATTTGGTTCTTAAAAAACTTTTCCCATTCGGGCAACTCCCAAAACTGAACAGGAAGTTCCTTGTGCTTTTGTTTAGCACTTTTCTCACAAATTAGTTCCGTGACATATTGATAAGCTGATACCCATCCGCTAGGCGAGTAACGAGACGGGTAGCTGCTCTTGTCTGATCGATTTTCAGCCATGTATGGTATGAATGGACCTTTGAATTTTAGAAGGGGTTTCGGGTTGGCGATTTTCTCTAGTGTCATCTATTCTCATTGAAGCCTCAGGGGTCATAATAGCAAGCCCTTTTTGACCCTTGGCAGATTTGTTAATGATTAATTGATCTCTTTTAATTTCGGCTTCAATAGATTCTAGCGCCTTCTGAACTACTTCTTGAGATCTATCGAGTTGTTTAGCCATAACTTCAACTTCAATATCATTAGCCAACATTCCTCTAATACACGCGATTTCTATTTGTGTTAGTTTACCCTTTTTCATTACACTTCCCTTTCCGCATTGTTTAAGTATGCTTCGTTTTTAGTTCTCAAAAAATTAAGATAAAAATTAAATGCCCTTGGAGTAACAGACTGCAATGTCCATTCCATTTTACCAGCATGTTGCATTCTTTTTTTTGCATTGCCTTCGCTATAGAGTCCAATAGGATTAAAAAGTCTGCCGTGCTTGCCTTTCTTAATATAATGCTTCGTAGTTTTTCCTACAACAACGCGAGCCGCGTATGTATCTGTCCTCTCTTCTATTTCTGCTAGTGGAAGCATGTCGTTAGCAATGTCGACTACAGGATATCCTGAACCATCTACATAGTCTTCCTTACCCGTCACAGTATATGCTATAACTACTCTGGGTGGACCAGACGGGTTTTCTTGGCTTTCGCCTGCTCGTATTTTATGGATTGTCATCTATTTACCTTTCTTTTTTTCTTAGTCTGAGGGGTCCACGAAGTAGACTCTTTAGGTTTCTCCATACGACTCATCCCTTCTGGGAGTTGCTTCGAGGGCTCTGTTTTTTTGGTTTTAAAATCAGCTACCATATCTTCTACTTGATATTTTCCATATTTAGCAGTTTGTTTTTCTGCATAATGTCCCAACGTTTTACATTCTGACAATGCAAAAGAAACATTTGTTTGGATATTATCATCTACATAGCTTCGACAAACCTTCTTTGCTTTATTGCATTCAGGGCACCGAACTTTATTTCCTTTCTTATCATACTCTTCTCTAGTAAACACCTCAGAAAAAAATACTTCGCACGCCTCGCATTCATATGTATATTCAGGCATTTTGATCCTCTAGATAATCTGAAAGTTTTAAACACTCTTTGCAATAGATTTTGATAGACCTAGTCTTAAGTGACTTGTACGATAACTTAAGTCTGATCTCGTTTGATTTTTTTAGTCTCCGGTTGGTTACTTCCACTTCAGGAATAATAGCAACCACCTTTTCTCCGTTCTCTATAATTATACCACAGTTGTCGCACTTATTATCTTTTATCATATGTAGATACACAGGTGACCAAAGTATAAAAAAAGTAAAAGAAACAACTGGAAGGCAGCAATAGCTCCAGCGATGATTAATCCTTTTGTTTTATTTACTTTAAAGATATTATAGAGTACTCCGATACATATTAATGTCCCTATTATTTTACAAATTATAAACAAGTCTACCTTTCCACCGTCAATTAGTATAAGGAACTGCCCTACAGGGTTTAACTCAATTTTACTAATAATAGATTGATTTTGTATTAGCCAATAGATGTCTACGACTGATACAAAAATAATAAACAAAATATAATAACATAAAAGTTTTAGATGCATTTTGAATAGCCGCATTGGGTGCAGGTAATACAGCCCTCCTGGCGGATTAAGGCGTCCGGCGCATCACATTCTGGACATTCCCCTTCTTCCTTTTTACCGTTGGGGATATATTTTTTCAATGCCCTGGACATACTTTTGGCAAAGCTCGTCATATCGCCCTTGACTTTTTCAAGCTGCTGCACTACATAGTGTATATCGGCTCCGTGACGTAGTGCGGTTGAGGTCATTCTTGTTAAAGCGTCCTCTTCTTCACTACACGTTGCATTAATTGGAGAAATCTCTGAATCATCTTCTAGCACGGCTTTATACATGCCTTTTGGCCGTTTCTTCTTGATGATTATACCAGCTTTAACTTTTTTGTCAATGAACCCATTTTTTCCAGCAAAGACCTCGTAAGGATCTTCGTTATAAACTCCTACTAAAACAAAATAGGACTCTCCTTTGACTTTGATATGGTGAACATCGCACGGTAGCTCCGAGGGTCTTTCGGGGGAGTCAGTTTTAATGATATGGTCTTGGTCGTCTTTGAGAGAGGATTCTTTGGCCAACACAGAGGTCATCGTACCTGCACGATAAGTAGTAAACCCCTTAATGCCATTTTCCCACGCCTTTTTGTACACGGTTTTAAAATCTTCATAGGGATAGTCATTAGGTAAATTAATTGTTTTGCTAATAGCAGAGTCTACCCACTTGGCAAAGATAGCCATTGTATTAACATGAGCATCAACATTTAAATCCATTGTACATGTAGCAGAAGGTGAATCAGGATTCCATTTATTTTCTTCTTTAAGCCTTCGTACCCCATAATCCTCAATCCACTCTTCTTTTAGCAACCCTCTAGTACGATCAAACTTCCATACTTTTTCTTCAAATTCAGTAGCAAGTAGCTCTTCGTCGCCTTCTTTGACCCACTTCCACTCAGTTTCAGAATCAAAAGTTTTTTTAGCCCAATCTATATTCGCAGGGGGCGTCATCCCCTCAGGAGCATGTGGCTGTATAGATGTTCTCACATATCCGTGCATAAATAGAGGCTCAAGACCACCGCTAACCAAGTTTGCAAACACAGAACTATTACCAGTAGGTTGAATAGATGTAACATGAGAATTTCTCATACCACACTGTTCAATTATTTTTCTAGTTTCTTGATTTAGCTGCTTAATGAATTTGCTTTTAAGGTACTTTTCTTGAATATATAATGGAAAGGTCCCTTTTTCTTTTGCTAACATGGCAGAAGCGATATAAGACTCGTTAGCAATAAATTCCATGAGATCTTCGGTCATCTCTAAAGCTTTTTTGCCACCATATTTTACCCGCGCCATGAGCAATGCGGAGCCATATCCCATAACTCCCAATCCTATTCTTCTTTTTGACATTAGATTTTCTTTTTGAATGTCTAAAGGAACATAGGTCTTGTCATTAACATTATCCATAAATCGTACAGCAGTATGAATAACTTCTCTTAGTTCGTCATATTTCCACTCTTTGGTCTCAATGTCTATAAAGTGAACGAGATTAAGAGAGCCTAGCAAGCAGACACCCCCAATAGGAAGCACTTGCTCACCGCAGGGGTTGGTTGCACTAATATGCTCGCAATAATGTAGATTATTCATCTTGTTCATATTGTCAACAAAAAGAACCCCAGGCTCATTACGATTATAAGTATTGTCCATGATGAGATCCCAAAGTTCCCGTGCGCTTTGAAAGAAGCGATAGGAAATAGTAGAATCTTTTTTACCAATCAATTTTTTCCATCCCACAAGGTTTCCGTCCCAACTTTCTTTATATTCTTGTTTATATTTTTCATAGTTAGGAAAAATCAATTGCCACGTCTCATCGTTTTCAACAGCGTTCATGAATGCGTCGGTACACAGCACTGACATATTAAATTTTGAGAGGCGCCCAGCGGTTTTTTTAGCTTCAATATATTCTACTACGTCAGGATGCCAGCAAGAGACGGTGACCATCTGGGCACCTTTGCGGATGAAATTTTTTTCATCTTTTCTATTTTTCTTTCCTGATCCTGAAGTGATAATTTCTGATGATTTATCCCATAGTTCTAAGAATTTCACAGATCCAGGAGATTGATTAGCGATTCCCCCAATATGACTACCACAGGGACGCAGAGGGTCAACGCAAAAGCCGTATCCTCCTTCGCTTTTTAAAATCTTAGCCTGTCTCATCAAGGCCGTATAAATACCCTCAATAGAGTCCTGATCTCGGCCTGTAAAGCCATCTACAAAACAATTGATGTAGGTCGTACCCTCTAGGCCTGAGCCAGCATTGGAGGTAATGCGACCGCCGGGTACAAACTTAAAGTTCTCCAAGACATTATAGAACTTAGCTTCCCATTCCTCTGAGTTTTTTTCTATAGAAGCTAGATCCTTGGCTACTCTTTGCCATGTGTCTTCAATTTCGTTGTCAGTTAATAACTTGTATTTTTGATACCAAGTTTCTTCACTAAAATCGTTAGTAAAAGCCGAGTCCATTGAGCTTGCCCTTGATGAAAAGACTCACCCCCGGAGGGGTGAGCCGTGAGTTCCAAGCGACACTTGATAATCGCCCTCTTAAAATTAGCCTGTTAATTGTACCATTACCGACATCAATAATATGTGCTTCTTTTAAGATTGCTTATAGATAGCGGAGCAGGTGCCGCTTTAACGAAGACTAAGTCGTTCGTAGTGCCCCACTGTCTATATTATACACCGTCTTAGCCATCTTGGTTTTTTAAAAAAGAAAGATCAAATTTTATTTCTTCCATCTCCAGCCCATTTTGTATTAAGAAATCATAAATTAATTGGTCGTCATGGGAAAACCCGTGTACCTTTTTTCCTTCAGGAACAACAATATGGTAAATATTATTTTGCCATAAAAGTTTTACACAACTATTACATGGATAGTGGGTTACATAAGCTGTCAGCTTATCTCTATCGGGCTTATAAACCATATTAGAGATTGCGTTTTCTTCTGCATGGACCATGTAGGGATATTTAAATGGTCTTTTTTTAGGCTTGTCTTCGTCATTGCAGCCTTGGGGAAATCCATTATATCCCATTCCGAGGACATGTT